GACAGCCGAAGCACTGAAGAAATTCTGTGCCTCATACAATCTGCTTGCTGATCCTGCGGTTACAGCAGATGCCGCACGAATACTGCGTATACCCGAGACGTTGAACTTCAAGGACAACCCGCCCAAGCCCGTATCTGTAATGGTCGAGTCGCAGCCGGTAGAGTTCACACGCTTCAAGACGTTGATAGGTGTAGAAGAAGAGGATGACGAGCCGCAAGGTTTGTTTGGTTCTGACGCACCACCACGCCGACCAATAGATGCAACCACCCGCGCCTTGATGGGTAACAGTGTGTCCCGTTTTGGGACTATCATGCGCAAGAGTGCCGAGGGTGAAGGATGCGCACAACTACTGCGTATCTATAAAGAGCAAGAGACTGTTGAGGAACCGCTATGGAGAGCGGGTCTGTCTATTGCGATCAACTGCGAAGATGGTGAGAAAGCGATCCACAAGATTAGCAATCAGCACCCTGAGTACGATCCACAAGAGACGTTCAACAAGGCACACGCACTACTGGAGAAGCCATACAAGTGCGCTACGTTTGCAAGCATTAACTCTGCACCGTGTAACGACTGCCCACACAAGGGCAAGATTACTTCTCCGATTCAGATTGGTTCCCGCATCGCCGAAGCCAAGGCAGAAGACAACATCGTTGTCATGCGTAACGCCATATTGGAAGAAGAAGTCACGGTTGAAATACCTGACTACCCATACCCATACTTTCGTGGCAAGAACGGCGGTGTGTACAAGCGGGGTTGGGGTAAAGATGAGAAGGGTGAGGATGAGAAAGATGAGTTGATCTACGAGTACGACTTCTACGTCGTGAAGCGGTTGACTGATCCTGACACAGGAGAATCTTTGTGGATGCGCTTACACATGCCCAAGGATGGAATCCGTGAATTCTCCGCGCCACTATCAAGCGTTTTATCTAAGGACAAGTTGCGGGAAGTCTTGGCATACCAAGGTGTCACTGCATACAACAAAAGATTGGATTTACTTATGGGTTACATCACCAAGTGGGTGCAAGAACTTCAGCACCTAACAGAAGCAGAAAAGGCACGTCAACAATTTGGTTGGCATGAAGACGATACCAAGTTCATCATTGGCAATCGTGAAGTTACAGCATCGGGCGTGAACTACAGTCCCTCATCTAATGCCACTGCGGAGATCGCAAGCTACTACACCAAGAAAGGTACGGTTGCCGAGTGGAAAAAGGTTGCCAACATCTATGCGGCTCCCGGAAATGAAGTACGTGCGTTCACACTCTTTGCAGGATTTGGGTCAGCGTTATACAAGTTTACAAAGCTCAACGGCTCAATCATTCACCTGACAAACAACGGCTCCGGTGTAGGTAAGACAACGATTCAGCTTGCAGTCAACAGCATTTGGGGCAGACCCATTGAACCGTTGATGAACCAAGAGGATAAGTATTTGGCACGTATGCACCGTATCTCAGTGCTTGGCAATATACCCCCTACCATTGATGAGTTGACCAACATGGGAGATGAGGAAGTCAGTGCAATGGCGTACGCTATTACGCACGGGCGAGGCCGTAACCGTATGCAGTCACAGTCTAATGCTGAACGTAGTAATTCACTGCGCTGGAATTTGATTGCGATTACATCAGGTAACAAGAGTTTGTACGATCAGTTGTATAACCTCAAAGACTTTCCGGAGGGCGAACTGATGCGGGTACTGGAGTTTGCAGTTGCCAAGAATGACAGCTTGAGTAAGGCTGAGTCTGATGCGATGTTTAATCCCATGTACGAGAACTATGGTGTAGCAGGGGAAATCTTTATCCGCTATGTGATTGCTAACTTACCGGAAGTTCAGCGTCTATTGAATGCGATCCAACGTAAGTTTGATAAGGCCGCAGGGTTTACACAACGTGAACGCTTTTGGTCTGCGACAGCGGCATGCGCACTGACATCCGGCATCATTGCTAAGAAGTTGGGTCTGCACGACATTGATGTATCCGCAGTCTACAAGTGGGCAGTAGAAACCCTAAGTAATATGCGCATTGAAGTCCGCGCTGACAGCATGACACCTTTGAGCCGCATCGGTATGTTCTTGAACGAGAAGAACAACAACATGTTGATCGTGAAAAGCACGGTTGATAAACGGTCAGGTTTGTTTGAATCACCAATACGGGAACCCCGTGGGGAGTTGATGACCCGCTACGAGCCGGATACTAAGCTGTTGTTTATCTCCACCAAAGCCCTGCGTGAATGGTGTAGTGAGAATCAAATATCCTATAAGATGGTGTGCGCTGATCTACAAAAGGCTAAGATCATCAAAGGTATTATTAAGAAAAGCATGTCCAAAGGTTCTGATATGACCACACCTTCAGTGTTTGCACTGATGATTGACTGCGCTGTTGCTACTGACCTTGATCCGGAAGTAGAAACTATTACCCATGACGATAACGGCTGATACTGTACCAGTTGCTATAGAATGGCATAAGTTTGTAGTTGGTAGCTCTTTCTACATACCGTGCCTAGATCGTCAGGGTATTGCAGACCAAATAGCCGCCTCTGCTAAAGAGCGCGGCATGAAGGTCAAGTTCCGTTTTGTTTTGGAAAGAGGCACCCAAGGAGTGAGATTCTGGCGAATCACTTAACAATGTGCTAGAGTTCGCCCTAGCAACTTGTTACTCTCTCCTTTGGTTGCTATCTCCTTGAGCCCCGACTTCGGTCGGGGTCTTTTTTTAATCACCGTATGCTTCTGCGGCGGCTTGCTTCAGATACGGAGCCAGTTTGCGATCAAGCGATACACCTTGATACATTTCGGCAGAGATGCGATCACGTGCCTTCACTGACTGATTGATTGTCTTCTCACTGATCTTTAGGTCAGGGTATTTAGCACCAAGCTCAAACAACTTCTCACGTGCATCCATCATGCCGTCAACATCGCCTTCACGCATAGCGGCATAGTACTTCTTCAGTGCGTTCTTCTCAATAGACTTGATGGCTTTACCCTTCTCGGTCATGTACGCATTTTCTTCGTACTGCTTCATCAAGTCAGCAGGAGCAAACCCAAGCACTTGCATAGCGGCGTTGTAACCGTTCACATCTCCAACTGCATCACCACGTAGAGTGTTAGCGCCTTCGATTGCATAACGACCACCCTTCAAAATATTGCGCATACTTACAGGCAGTATGGCCTCAATACCACGTTCCATCTGACCTTCAGCAATCAGATTTACACCACGTATAGCACTGTCCACAATAGAGTAAGGTGCACCAAGCAAACTCTCCATAAACTGGGACAATGCACTTGCGTCTGCTTTGCTTCCCTTTTGTTCACGCCACAACAAATCAGTCCAACCCACACGATCCGCAATGCTCAGATTGGTGAAGTAGTTGACTGGCCCTTTAAAGAAGAAGTCTCCAAGATATTCACGCATGATCGTATCAAAGTCATCATCGTCTTTGTCTTGGAACATGTTGTAGGCCAACTCAGCAACCCAGTACAGTGGCAAACCTTTAGCGCCAGCAAAGAGCGCGGACATGCCGTATATACCAACAAGTTGTCTACGAGCCGCTTTAATTGCTTCAAGCTGTTCACCCGTTGCACCTTTGACAGGGAGTGAACGCATCATGGTGTCAAACAACATGTAGTACATGCTGAATGCAAAACGCTTAAACACCATCAAAACTTTTCCTACGTCACTCTGACCAAGGCTGGGGCCAGACAGTGTACTGCCCGCACCGTGAGAATATTCCACAAGTTTCAGGGCTTTATCGATTGCCTTGGTTTGCTTCTCAGCATCACTCATCTTGGAGTTTTTGAGCTTGGCCATTTCCAAATCATAGGCGGCAACAGCAGTGATCTCACGGTTCATGCGCTCGGCATGGTGGAACATGAAAGAACCTATCAACGTTGTGTACCGCGCTAGTTTGTTTGTGCTGCCATAACCTGATGAATCGTTATTCTCAGAATTTAATGCACTCCGTGCGGTAGATGTGGCCAGCAGACCACGGTCTTTCATAGCACCAATCAGCCCTGCGTATTGAGGAGCTTTTCCATTGTTGACCAAGTTCTCGATGGAGGTCATTGCCTTTAACCCCATACGATTTAGAATTTGAAATTCATTTTGAACTTCAGTGACTTCTCCAGTCAGTTCTGTAACCTTACGGGTAAACCCACTGCTCATATAGAGTTTTCGGGCATTGTTCAGTGCCGCACCTGCGTCCTTAAATCCATACTCACCACCGAGTTGCGGGAAGACAATCAAGGGAGTTTGTAGTGTGTTGATCACTGCGGAGGAAATATTACCGGCAAGGTTGTAGTAGAACGCACCGGAGCTTGCATACTGAGAGAAGGCAGTCAACGTAGGCTTCATGGCAAATTCACGACGACCTTCAAACTCGTTAATGAGTTCACCACCGTACCTATTAGTATCACCCCGTGCGGAATCAACCGTCTCTTGCATTTCTGCTACAAGACGTTGTAGTTCAGGGCCATACTGCATCCGGCCCAACTGACGTGCAGTGTTACTGCTTACCCGATCAAACACATAGGCGGCGTTATCAATATAGCCACCAATACCAGTACGTTTCTGACGGCTCTTCAGTATGCTGGCCTCTGGCATAGCTTTGACAACAAGTTGTATCAAGTCATCAACAGCATCTTTACCAGCACCATTGTCCTGCATGATCTTTATGATGTCGGCCAACATAGTGCCGGATGGTACGTTCTTAGAAGTTATTTGATCTGCGCGTAAATAGAAGTCAACGTTTGTAACACCCTTAGCTTCTAGTTGCTGACGGGCGTAGTTAAGTTCAGCCTCAGATTCAAAGGCTTCTTTTTTAGTTTCACCGTTGATGTCGTATTGCAACCAAAATGGGCCTTCGCGGAATAAAGGCGCGTAGTGGTCAACACGTATAGCGGCAAGTTCTTGCAGAATCTTTTGGTAGGCAGTGGCGGCTTGCGACTTGTCACCCACCGTAGCCCCGATATTGCGCTCTAATGACTTTAAGAACTCCTTATCAAGTTCTTTGTAGGTTGCAAATAGATCGCGGTACAACTTCTGGCCAGTTGGTGTAAGTTTAATAAACCTTGCATGGAGTTGTTTCCACTCAGCTTCTTTCTCGGGACTGCCTTTGTATTTGCTAAAGTCTGCTTCAGGGTTTACATCCACACGTGTGGAATCATTAACCAAAGTAGACCATGCCTGATACTCAGGGGTTTGTCTAAATTCAGCCAAACGGCTATGTAATGGGTACATGGCTTCAAGAAGTTTCTCTTGATAACCCGCCATCTCTTCGATGGTGTTTGCAAAGCGAGTCGCGGTATTACCCAAATACTTGCTACCAACTTCACCCAAGGCAGACAAGTTCAACGCTTTGTACATTAACTGACGGCCAGTCGTACCAATTTTTTCTGCGGCTTTCCAAAACCCAACAGCACGTTCACTGTTCATGACGGGCTTACTGCGGATAGTACTGTTGATCTTTGTAAACATCTCTTGCACAACATTAGGGTTATGCAGAGACTGCGCATACATAGTTTCACCCATGCGTTCGGCAGGGGGAGGGCTGATGATGTCATTTAGCATGCGGTCAATCGCATCCAACGCAGTCTCATGTTTAGGGGGCAAGCGTAGCAACTGACGCACAGAATTAACCAAACGCTCCCAACCAGTGAGTTTCTCACCTGTGGGTTTGAACTGCTTTAGGTGATTGCGGAACGCATCATTACTCCACGCCTCGGCAGCGAACTCTTGTATATCTTGCGCACCATAAGTTCCTTCAGTGGCTTTCTTCATTTGATTGAAGAGGGTTGTAACCTGACGGGTAACGGGATGCGATGGGTTGTCCAAAGTGTGGGACATGGTTGCATGTGAACACTCATGCAGAATCTCATACTCAGTAGCACCATCACGCAAATAGACTGTGTTGGTCTTTGGGTCGTACATGGACTTCTTAGCGCCATATACTAGGTTCACATTACCAACAAGTTTTGATAAGTTCTGTGCAAAAAGTTCTGCTGTCCTAGATGAGCCGCTATCCGCCAGCCCTTGTAAAGCACCTACCAAGTTATTGTTGGCAAGCTGTTGGAGAATCACCGGGTGAGCCTGTGTATGTAATGCGGCAAGGTCTGCATCAGCTTCAAAGCCACTGATATCAGTGTCGGCTATATCGTCTAACCCACCATACAAATCAGATTCCAACTCACGTGCAAGACGTTGTAGGTCTTTTTTACGTTTGCCTGCCAAAGTCTTTGTACCTTTAGCGTCTTCAAGTTCTTCTAGCGTAGGCGCAAACTCACCTTCTGCTTTGGCAGTGGAGGCTTCTTCGGCCACTTGCGTTTTAGTGGCTTTACGCACCTTGGTCTGCGCTTCCTGACGGCGGCGAATAGAGTCAGACCTTTTCTTTTCCTTTTCGTATTGGGCAATTTTTTGATCCATGAACGCTACAGCTTCAGGAGACAAATTGGCACGTGCCCATGCTTCGGCATTTTTAGCATGACTACCGCCTTGACCTAAGAAAAATGCGGCTTCTTCTTTGGTGCCAAACGTTGGCTCTGGGCCAAAAGGACTTTGTGCAAACGCCTTCATCTTGTCGTTGCGGTAAGCCGTAGGTTGATACACCAAATCATTGGCAATCGAATCAAGCGCAAGTTCAGGGACTACCTTGCCAAAATAGGCACGGGCATCCTTCGCAATCTTATCTAACTTGTTCTTTAACCCACCCAACTTTTGTTGGATAGCGGGCAGTTCTGCGGATAAATCAGGGCGGTCTAAGACGCTTCGTGTGGCAGTTGTTGCCGTTTGTCTTTGCGCTTCTGCTTGCTTGGTTTGAGTGGTCGTAGTGCCATCAGTTGTGGTTCCTTTATTTAATGTAGTGGACTGCTGTCCTTCTCTTCCAGTAGCGTCTGTAGCATTCTGGTCAGTAGAAACATCTCCACCTCCGACAGTTGTTTCATCGGTTGCGGTATCTTTAGTAGCAGTGGATTGGCTATCCACGCTAGGGCCTCCTCCACTTGTGGTGGTGTCAGGTCTTGTAACATCAGGTACTCCAAATGCAAATTGGCGGGTTTGTTCTTGCTGTTTTTGCTTAGTGGGAGAAAGCGTTTCGGCTTTCATTTCGGCACGGGCGGCTTTGACTTCTTCGGGATCAAAAGTGCTGATCAGGTCATCGTATGCGGCTTCATCAATCTTGCCGGTGAAATCGGGCTTCTCCAGTGTTTGGATAAGTTTACGGCGACCATCAACGGTTTCAAGGTCTGTACCCAACAAGGACAAACCAACTTCTGAACGGTCAGACACTTTAAGATTTTTCAGGGTGTCAACTGTAATGGGGTCACCGGGGACGTTTGTAGTTACAGGGCCAAACGCAAAGTCACGTGTGGCTTGCTGTTGATTAGCACGGCGTTGTTCAGTTGCAGGACTGTATAAACCACCAGTACCGGGGGTAGGTGGCACGATGCCAAATGGGGCACCACGTTCTCCATACCGCTCTTTATATTTCTCAGCATCGGCTTTCTGTTGCTCTTCCAACAACTGCGCACGTTGTGCTTCCAGCTTATCAATTTCAGCCTGAGTCTCTGCATCAGGTGTATAGCCTTCAGCGGGCCGTATCTGATCCATACGTGCTTGAAGAGCCTTGAGGTTCTCTGCACGTTGGTTGTAATCAGGCAGACCCTCAAACGTAGAAGTTAAATCTGCTTCACGTTGCTTACGTGCTTTCTCAAGTGCAATGTCGTACTCAGCACGGCGTTCAGGAGTAAGCGTACCGGCTTTAGCCTCGGCATCCATTTGCGCTTTGAGTGCTTCTTCGGCTTCTTTGGTATCTTTAAATTCTTTGCGGGCAGTCAAGCCTTGGCTTGTACCGCTGACAGTACCAAACACACCACCACCGATTGCGCCTTTAACAAACGATTCTTTGAATCGCTGAATGTTCTCCGGGCCAAACATATCTTTAGTACTACCTGCAACTTGTTCTGCGGCGGCATTGATAGACTCTTGCGCTGCCTCAGTCAAACCTTCAGTACCTGCGGTTTTAGCGGCTTCTTTGCCAATGTACTTCCACACCTTTGGTGCGGCACCAGATTCTTTGGCCAACTTCTCAATGACCTTCATCTTGCCGTAACCACCAAGATCACTCAATACTTTTCCGGGAACGATAGCGTCTAAGACAGAAGATAGACCACCCGCAAGTGCGGCAATCCCCGGCTCCATCTTGTCTGTTTCGCGGTAAATACTTTCAAATACTTCGGGTGCGTTTTGTGCAAATGAGCCAAGGTACACACCACCATACATTGCACGTTTACCTGCTACTTCACCAGCCTTTTTGGCGGCAGTCTCTGCGGCGGCACGGCCAGCCATAGACAAAGGGCCAGCTTCCAAAGCGGCACCCATAGCACCACGAGCGGCAACTCTACTACCCACAGCACCGGCACCTATACCGGGAATCAAAGCAGTCAATGCTGTTGGGCCAAGTTCACCCAAAGTTTCTGCACCGTATTGCAAGGCTTCGTATGGGCTTTCAATCTCAGTGTATGACTTAAATTGTGTGGGGTACTTGGCCTCTAATGCGGCACGAGACTCTTGCGCTTCACCCAGTTGACGTTGCGCGTACTCATCAAAGCCAAGCGCAGATGCACCCATAGCGGGGAGCGTGTCCCCTAAAGCGATACCTGTTTCCCCCAAGCCGCGCATAAAACCCCGCTTGAGGAGGGTGCCAATCCCCACTTCGGGTTTTGGCATTTTAAAATCATATTTTTGCTCAAGCGCGGAGAGTTGCGCTTGAAGTTGCTCTTGCGTTAGGTCATCCCGAAAATTGACGGGGCCAAGTTTGGGCAGGTTGATGAGCATATTTATTGACCCAAGAGAGCATCTGCTGAACGTGCGCTTAAAGCATCTATTGCTTGCCCCCTAATATCTGCTAGGTAGGCTTGTTTACGTTTATTAAATATATCTGCGGCTTGTTGGCTACGCAAGTCTTTAGCAGTCAGGAAATTAGGGCCATAGTCTTTGGCAAGTTGTGCTCTAAGTTGAGCACCTTCACCCATCATAAAGTCGTTAAGACCTTTTGCCGTTGCTTGCATAATACGTGCTCTGTTTGCCTCACCCATTTCGGCATAGCGTTTTTCTTGTGCAGCAAGCTGTGCTTTAGCGATTGACCCTTGTTGTGCAAGCTGGGCAATACCTAGCGCGTTACGGTTCTGTTGGTCAACTGCGGATAGTTGTAACTGCTGTCCTTGATTAGTTACAGTGGCTTTACCAATATCACCCTGCTGTTCAACTTGTTGGCGTTGTATGGCTTGGCTATTACCAGCAGAAGCGGCATTTAAATTTAAGTTTGTGTACTTATACAAGTTATCAGCGGCGCGTTCTCCAGCCGCTTGAGCGGCTTGGTAATTACCTTTCTTGGCGGCAACTTTTTGTTGCTCAAGGTTGTCACGATAATCTTCTAATTTATCTTTAGCGGCACGATTTGCGGCTTCACCTCTGATCAAGTCAGCAATACCTTGGCGACCTTCGTTGCCCAGAGCACCCGCAAGACTACGCTCTTTACTACCGGCAATACCAAACCCAGTGCTAATAAGATTTAAGGCACGACCAACAGCCGAGTCTTTTTCTTGAGCGGCTTCACGTTTACCAAGACGTTCTTCACGGGCTTCAAAGCCGGGTTTGTCCATCTCTTCTAACTTTGTTTGCGTTTCTCTAACCGCAGTTTCTGTTGCTGTTTTTGTTTCTGCCGGTAACTTTTTGGTAATTGCATCAAGGTCGGTTAATACGGGAGCCGTACGTTCTGGCAAAACCGCAGGGATTGGCTTGTATGTCTGCATAGTAGGCATTTTGAAGCCACCACCATCAGGAGCCGCAGGGGGAGCGGGGGGAGGAGCCGCCGCATTATTACCCAACACATCCGAAGGAACTCGGCTTTGAGGGCCGTAAGGAACGGCAGTACCAGTTGCCGCAGGGTTACTAATTCCAGTGATTGCGGATGGCCCTTCTGCCGCCAGTTGCTGTAGTTGCGCAAAGGATAAGTTTGGTAGCGCCGCCGCAACGGCTTTAGCCGCTAGGCGTTCTTCATCAGTTTGTCGCATGAACAAACCGGGCACAGCGGACGCAGGGCCATACTGCATTTGCAGTTTGTTGCGTAGTTTGGCCATTTCATTAGCTTCAGTAAAATTTTGTCCTACACCACTGAAAAAACGACCCGCTGGAGTTGTGCCTGTATATCCTGTGCTTTGGTAACGCTCAACCTTGCCACCATCTTCAAACGCAATAATGCCACCACCGGCATAAGACTGCGGCAGGTTAGATTGCAAGGTTTCAACACCTTGAGACTGATCCGCTTGAGCGGCTTGCGCCATAACTTGTTGAGCAATCGGTGGTTGTGGAGCCTGTTGGCCTTGTGGGGGTTGTTGCATCCCAGCACCAGCCATGCTTTGCGCCATTTTGGCTTTAACCTCGGTTATCTTCTTGGTAAGTTCTTGGATGAGCGGGATGCCAACGTAAGGTTGGATTGCACCGCTTTGAACACCCGTAATAAGACTTTTCTGTATAGCTTCAATCTGTTGTGGATTAGTGGCGCGTTTAGCCATTGCCGCCATAGAAGCGGCACGGCGTGACATATCATCTTGTAGGCTATTGAGGCTCATGATTATTCCTTATGGTTTGCCCACTGCATTGTTTAACGCCAAAGCACCAATACCGGCAGTGCCCAAACCTGCAACTTGATTAACAAGTGAAGGAGCGGCTTGGTACTGGGTCTGAGTTGTTCCGGGCAGTGCGTAACCACGAAGCATAGCGTTGTACTGGTTGTACGCTTGCATTGGCGCGTTCTGCGCGTTGGCAAAGTTTTGGATTGCTTGGTTGATGTACTGCTGTTCTTGACCTTGTTGTTGACCACCAATTTGATTTTGGAAACCTAACATGCCAAGTTGAGCATTCTGTTGCGCTGTGCCAATGTTAGACAAATTAGAAGCCGCTTGATTAGCCAAACCGTAACCTGCTTGCGCACCAGATACACCTTGGAGACCCACGCCTGCACCCTGCATTCCTTGAGCAGTACCGGCCAGTTGACGATCCACCCCTTGCAGACCGGCTTGAGAACCTTGAATGCCTGTGCCATACAGTTGGTTGGCAGTAGACAGACCTTGCAGACCCGCTTGCTGACCTTGCATAGCAGTGCCAATACCAGACAGACCCAACTGACCGCCTTGCAAGGCAGTACCCAGTCCCTGTTGCGCTCCCTGAAAACCTTGAAGACCAAGGTTAGAGCCGTACTGCAAATTCCGTTGTGCGTCTTGATAGGCTTGTTGCAGACCTTGGGCACGAGCGGCATCCATTTGTGAAGCCAAAGCACGGTTAGCTTCAGCGTTTTCAATAGCCTGACGCGACCCCCCAAAAGCACCTGCACGAGCAGCTTGCGCTCCGCGTTGTGTACGGGCAATATCAGCTTGACGTTGCAAACCTTCAAGTTGAATATCCGTGACATTTTGCTGATACGGCGACATATAGGCGCTGATTGCACTGCTTGTGTCATACGTCCCAGTTCTAGGGTTGTACACATTTTGTGCCGCCTTGGCGTAATCGCTTCCGGCGCTGGCCGCTTGACTAGCATAGTCTTGTGCTTGACCAGAAACTTGACGGCCATACTGTTCAGCACGAAGACCCATCTGACCAATGTCAGCGGCTTGCTGTCCATAGGTTTGCGCTTGGGGGGCTAAACCTGCGGCTTGGGATCCATAACCTGCGCCTTGCCCACCGTAGTACTGACCACCTTGCATACCCAACTGTTGGCCTTGCTGACCCGATTGGAACCCTGCGTTACCGTAACCATAAGCACGTTGAGCAGAGTCAAGACCACCTTGACCTGCGGCGTTGGCAAACCCAGTAGCCTGATTAAACTGGCCGGGCATTTGCAAGTTGGCCGCGTTGTATTGCACTTGCTGTTGCAGGGGACTAAAACCCGCTACGTAATCTTTTACGTTGGCGCTGTAAGGTGTAAAGTTTTTGGTGCCAGTGATGTCATAAATGGGTTTTCCACTTTCATCAGTACCAGTTTGTTTAGTCTGAAACAGCTCTTTCAGGGAGCCGCCAAGTACCGTTTCTACTTGAGGACGAAGCCAATCGGGTACGTTAGATTGATTAACCGTAGTAGTTGTTGGGCCACCGCCCCCACCGCCGCCATAAATAATGCGGCCACCTTCTTTGCGGGTTACAGATTCACCAAGGGGTTCACCCATGGCATAAAGTTGTCTACGGGAATAGCTCATATTAGTACCTCAACTAGGGTGTTGCGCGGTTCAAAGTTGTAACGTTTCCACAAGCGCACGATGGCTTCACGGCCACTACCTTGTATTTTCGTTGCCCCATGTGATTTAAGCAACTGTTTAAATTGCTCAAAAGTAGCTTGGTTAGAAATCAATTTACCGCCAATGCAAGTAACAAACGCTACCCTATGAAGCGGGTAGTTAATAAACGATACGGTGCAAGCACCGTGGATTTGTTTTTCTTCGTCAATAGCAACCAACAAAAGCCACTGCCCAGAAGTTACGTACTGCTGTACATGGTCAATGTTGTAACAATACGCCCAATCGGGAAAATCGTGACCTTTGTTTAGCGCATCTTCAATGTATGGCTTTACTGTAGACCATATTTGATGGATGTAGCTTACATCTACTGAACGAATTGTTAGGTTCATTCAACATCATCCATCAAAGATGCAATACCACCTTCAGCACGGCGCATTACGTTGGGGGTGCCACGCATCTGGGAAGACCGACCCACGATAGCTTGACTAGGGCCAGATGACATGCGTTGCGGTACAGGTTGTGATTTATATTGATCTAAGTCTTTAATTGTGTCGTAAACATAAGAAGGCAGTGGAGAAGGCTGGTAGTTAGGCTGATAGCTGGGTTGACTTACAGGAGGCTGTTGTGGTTGTGGCTGCAATTGTTGTGGTTGCTGGTAACTAAACGGAGTCTGCATTTGAGGCTGATAGTTTGGCTGCTGGGGGCTAAACGGGTTCTGCGTTTGGGACATTACTTGACTTAACACGTTACCAATGTTACCCATAGGGCCACTAAAACTACCAAAACCACCATAGCCAGAACTGTTGGTATAAGGATTAAACGATTTTTGTTGGTATGCAGACGCTTGGGGGCTATAGTTATTTACGCCACCCCATTGTTGAATATCCGTGCGGTTAATACCTGAATTGCGCATTGCATTCAAAGTATCACTCATTGCTGAATTTGGATTTTGTTGAAAATAGTTGCCTATTGCGTTGTTAATATTGCCACGAGACATACCAGAAGCAGAAGCTGGCGATTGCACGGGTTGTGTGCCATAAGTACTTGCATCAAACTGCGTAGCGGGACGTGCATAGTTTTGATACTGCGAGTTGTAGATGGGTTGATAGAACTGGCTTGATTGTTGATAGCCAGTAATGTTGTCTGCGTAATTAGGGTCGTAAATTGGTCTACTGTAATCCGATTGAGAAGGGCGCATGCCTCCACCAGCTTGTACCAACGAGCCAGTCCTATCACCACTTCCATAAGTTTGGAACATGGGTGGGGGAGCCGCAGAAGTCATACGGTCAGGAGGAGGGGGAGGAGCAGAGGGAGCCGTTTCAGCAGGGGCACCGCCACCGCCACCGCCGGGGTACAGACGAATGCCAGCTTGATAGCCGCTGTACTTGCTTGGAATAATCATGATTGTTCCTTATGCGGCCATGTATTTTTGAGGGCTAATTTCACGGCCTTGAGACTTACGACCCGTGCGGGCTGTGCGAACTCTGTCCATCATGGCATAAAGTTGTTTGGCACCTGCATCGGAAGAGCCATTACCAAGGTGAGAGACCACATCAGCGGGGACAACAAACTCTTCAGTAGCCAAACGAGCAGGGCGCTTACCTGCAATACTCGCAGGAATACTGTCAGACATGCCATCACCCGGGCCTTTGAGCATACGGCCACCACGTGCGTAATCAGAGTAACTACCTAAGTCAGAAATACCACCACGAGCCATATTAGATGGGTACATTGGCTCTTCGCCAACCATACGGTCATAACCGCCTTCAGCTAGGTTAGCAATACCGCCTTCGGCATAATAAGCGGGACGATATGTCTCAGGGTTAAACCGGAAACGTTTCAGGGGGCCGTTGTAATCTTCAGGCCCTTCCATTTCTTCTCGCCCACCAATTGCTCCAGCCAAACCAGCGGCACCAGCAGTGAACTTGTTGGCCTGTAACGACGCCATTGGGTCACTGGCAAACTTGGCCATACCTTCGGTAAAGGTGCCGCCTGTTGGGGGAATGGCGCTTGATACGGGTGGCGTAGGTATAACAGGGGAGGTGGGGGGAGTAAAATTAGAAGGTAATCCAGTAATACCCGTACTACCTAAACCTTCTGAAAGCGGAAGTGCATTATTTATTGCACTAGTAATACCTTGGTTTGCAGCGGCAGTATTTGCCAACTGACTGGCTTGCGCAAAACTTTGACCCGGTGCAAGCCCCGGTGCTATTGGAGTAGATGCCAAACTTGATGCTGGCAGAGCATTTGCCATAGTCGCACTTGTAGCCGCCTCAGTACCCGCAGTAGCCAAAGCCGCTTCTGTACCAGCCGCGCCACCTAAAGCTCCACCAATACCCGCACCGGCACCGCCGGTCAAACCGCCGAGGAGGGCACCTTTAAGAGGATCGCCACCAGTTATAGCGGCAGATCCACCACCCATTGCCGCGCCAAGCAGCATCGCTTCACCGACTCCAGTACCCATAATAGGCTCCTCTATGTTTTGTCATATTCTAGTACTAAGGGGTCACCGTGCCAACTCTTCCAGACCCAGAAACACCAGTTAAATTTTTAGTAATTGTGCCCCCAACAGGCCCAACACTTCCGACTGCCCCTGAACCTGAAACTCCAGCCAGTTCAATAGGAACTTTAATACGCAATATGTTTGTACCAGATTGCAGTGTACCGCCTTGTGTATCCCTGTAAACATCCCCATAGCGTAAATTAACATAATCTGCATCAGTTGGCAGAGTCTTTAAATCAAGATTTAAACTTGCTAGATTAAGTTGTTGTACTGTGTTGATACTGTTAAAAAACAACCGAATCACATTACTTAATGAATTCATGTACGCTTGGTCATACTCCACAGGTGCTTGTGGAATATTTGGAGAGGCGCGATTCTGAAGCATTGACATAGGTTATCTCCTACCGTCTGCTCTAATATCAAGTCTAGGCGCACCTAACTGCCATGTTGTACCAATCTGGTCTGAGGCAATTTTAAATATCAACTGACGACCGCGAACACGGGTGTAAATCTGCCCCGTATATTCTTCAGTAATGTTGTATGTTGCACCCTTAGTAACGCTTGCACTACCCAAATTGCCTGTGCCAGAACCAGAATTTTGTAATGGATACAGAGTCATGGCAACTGCGGCGGCGGAGCCACTAGGTGTGGACGAAGAGTTTTCAAAAGTCAAATCAGGCAATATGCGCCACACGTAGCCAAAGTTATGGCCATCACCAATATCAAATTCAGAAGAAGAAATGTAAGCTGGCAGTGCAGTTAAATTACCCAGCACATAAGCATCCACCCCATCTTCGTGTTGTACAAGTTCACTATCGTATGTAGCGGCAATAGGCAGGGGTAACAAACCGGAATCTAACCAAGCTGTACGACCCATGTTGCCATAACTCCACACATTCTCAACATAGTTATAGATTACGTACTTATCTATTGCAGTTGAATTAGCAGAGCAATAGAACCACCAAATTTCATTAAAGCCTTCATTGGTACCAGCATAAACTTGCTGGGCTTGTAAGGCATTAAAGTCGCTAAAAATATAACGGCGTAAGTCACAGTTCAATGTCTGTACACGTCCATCGTATTTATAGAATTTATCTACACCCATCCAATACACAGCGCCTGACGCAATCACAGCGGCATTAGGGCCAACCACAGATACGTTATCTGCAATAAGTTGTGCCGTCCACACAAAAGGTGGGCCTACGTACTGCAATGAATATATTGAAGAATCTGTAAACACCACAATCTCTTGGCGAGATTGCACAGCAGTAACAATTTTAGAGCCGTGAGATAGTTGCAAACTACCAGCTTGATTCGTAGCGGCGGGTGTCCATGTGTACGGGTCTTCTTGGTCTGACCAACGAATCAACATTGGGTTTAAATAAGATTGGCCGTAATCGTTTGTACCAAACACAAGCACAAAACGACTGGCATCAGATACAAGAATGTAGTTTTGAAATAGAGGGGCGTCGTCATCACCAGCATCTGCCAAATCCACACCGCGTTGAGAAATACGTTGAATACCGGATTGACTACCAGAAGTTGTAATGGCTATACCGTT